ATGTACGCTTATCATCTTCAGTGAATTTTGTATTAAAGATTTCTTGTTTATATATTTCAAGAAGATCTTCAAATGCTTTCTTTAGCAGGGGATCGTTCAGAAGTTGCTCTGCTCTCTTGCCCTGCCTGATCTGTGTTTCCTTGTCCATTTGTATTAAAGAACTCCTTTTGTCCTTTTATCATTTCTTTCATCAAATCACCAGCTTTATTTAGATCTGTTTGTTCTAACATAGATCTTCGTTTTAAATTGGCTTCATCGATTTTGCTACCATATTTTAGTTCAAGTTCTTTAATTTTCAACTCAAATTCTAACATAGTTTGTCTCATTTTAGCTTCAATGTTTTTAAGCTCAGTTTGTGCTTTTAGCTGTGCTCTTGAATTTTCACCTTGTACCTGAGCTAAAGTTACTTTCTCAAACTCTGTTGGTGGTTTAGGTGGTAATTGAGGCATCTGAGATGCACCGACATCAGGATCCATAAAGAAAGGTTCTATACTATTTAGACCAGCATTCTCAACTAATTTTTTCAAAGAATTGTATATGTTTCTTAAATTAACCATTGGTCCATATACATTTTGTTGTAGCTGTATAGCTTCCATTTGTCTTTGTAAAATAGCATTAGTTAAAATTAATTGCTGTTCTTTTGATCCAGAACCTAATCCTACTTGGACTGTAACATTAATTCTATCTTTCCATTCGTAAGGTCTCATTGGTATATACTTACCTCTGATTCT